CTATTTCAACGGAAAACGTTGAGTAGCAATTGCTGCATCCAATTTATTTTTAGCTATTGCTGAGCGTTCCGGTTTAAATTGATAGTCGCCGTAATAATTATCATCATTTGCATCATTCCTTATCCTTATATCAACACCGAGATCCTTATAATCGATGCCTTTCGACAACTGGCGAGTCATTTTTATTTCTTTTCTTTGTCCCTTATCAATCCATTCACTTATTGAATATGTAGCACCTGTAGTATCTTCAGCAACATGATATTTATCTCTTAGTTCGTGTAAAGCTTGACGTCTATCAGCGTCATTCCTAATGTTCAATACTTTTCCCAACTCATCATAATATTGGTTTTCATCTCTAACTATAAATTTCATGTCCGCACTAAGGTTATAGTTGGTTTTATTATCAATAATGAAAACATACTCGATTTTCCCATCCTTCACATTAAGACTCTTTAGATCAATCGGGAAGTCTGATTTTGATGTATCATATTGTTTTGTAAGGGAGTTATTTTGGAATGAATTATTTTCAAAACCTCTATCATAGAAAGGAGTGAATCTCATTTTGAAATATTGCGTATATGTTACTTCAAAGGGATCGTAACCTTTGTATATGGCTCCTCCCATTAATACTAAAAATGCAATAAACAATGAAAAGCTGAAGAAAGCAGGGCCAAGGCTAGGTGGTATTTTCTTTATGCTGTCATAACACTTTCCATTAGCATCTTCAGATTTCAATATTGGTAAGTTAGACTTCGATAGAACGCCACCATTTTTAACCAAAACAATCAAAGTAATATTTTCCTTTGGCAGGATGCGGTCAATGATTATTTTGTTATCTTTACATTCAATGCTAACATTATTAGCTGAGATAAGAGATATCGACTTGCTTTTTGGTATTGTAATGGTTACGTTTTTTTCTTTCTCTTTTCCTTTGTTCGTAACTGTGAACATGACTGTATATCCAGTTATGCTTTGTGTTGTGTGCTCTAATATATGTTCATATGCTAAGTAAAGTTGTCTAATACGAAATGTTGAAAAAAATTTATTCAAAATAAGAGCAACAAAGAAGGTTGCTACTGCTCCTGCAATTTTCCCTAGAAGTGCATTCATTTGGTTGATATCCAATTAAGTAAGTTGTTTGCAGCACAATTTTTCCATTGTGGAACTGATAGGGTTCAGTTTCCTCTTATTAAACCGTGGTTTCCCACGGTTTGAAATTACCAGTGATATGAATTTCTTCTGTGCCACCAATAAAGCAGCCCGTATCCGATGATAAGAATTCCGAAAAACATCAACGACATTCCCCAGCCAGTTCCATACCACGAAACCATATCATCGAAAACCAATCCACCCGTTTCACGTACTCCGGCAGCTTCCTTAAGGATTGGTTTGAATACCGGAATCAGAAGGGCAATCGCCAGTGGAGCACCCCAGCGAACAAGACCTGTTTCCATTTTGATCCCGAAAAAGATCCCCGCCCCAACAACAAGCAGCCAGACTATCAGGCTAGGCGCAGTTTCCAGAGCTGTTTGCCATTCAACATCGAAAGTTTTCATTAGCCAGGCAACAACTGCCAGACAGAAAGCAAATATGCCCACGACAACCAGTTCAACGCCGCTTGTTTCGTTATTTCTACTCATCCTTTTGATCCTTTTTCACTGTTCAAAATTCGCGCAATAAAGAACGTGCAGTGTTGGTAATACTGCACGTTAGTCTCATTCCTGAGACCGCTAGCTTTTTACTCTTCGCCTGACAATGCTTTTTTCATAAACATTTTTGTACTGTAAGTATATGAACTTAATGCAGAAACTTGCCTTGCAAGTGCCAGAATATCTTGCTTCTCCAGTGTTCTGATGTTCCACACGATGAAATTATGCGCGTTCGTGGTTTCTTCATCAGTATATCCGTCCGCAGAAGTTATCAGCTTTCGCTCAGTAGCTTCTTCTTTAACATCAAGAGCATAGCCATAAGCTAAGGTGTTCAAATCTGCGCCAGTAATTTTAGCTATCTGAATTATATCGCTGAATTTAGGTTCAGTTTTGCCGGACGCTATCCTGACCAGCGTACTTACGCTAATGCCAGTCTTCTCGGCCAGTTCTTCATAAGTCGAGTGTTCCAGAATTGCCTTTTTTATACGTTCTGCTCTCTGTTTGTCCGCCATAACTTCATGCTCATTGTTGCCCATCTACTTCGCTCCATCTTAACAGTGGTTTTTCAATAGTCTGATTACATGCTCAGTTCTGACAATTTAAACATTGCAAATGTATTGACTGTCAGATCTGAGCATATTACATTGTGACCATTCAATCTGCTCACAAATGACTATTGACACATATTTTGATGGGTGTGACTACTTATGATCGACTGGTTTACCGGAATTCTTCCTTGCACACACCGACCGTTACCGGCCGGTAGTGTCGTCAGCGTTGATGCTGACGGTGCAGTGGAGTGGGAAACAGTAAAGCGGTTGACCGTTCGCGGTTCATACGAATCCACAATGAAAGTACGATCTGTTGGATCAGACGGGGAGGGCCGGGCAACTCATCTTTATATTGACGGAAATCCGTCAAAATTTCTTCAGGGGCATTCTGTTATTGGCTCCGATGATTTGCAGGGGCTGGTATTAACCGCTTACGCAAGAATATTGGCATTACTTCATATTCCTCATGATCTACCATCCTATCGTCAGGTAATGGCAGGGCAATTTAAGATCTCACGCATTGATATTAACTACATGTATTCATTATCAACGCTGGAAAATGTCCGCGCATGGCTATATGCCGCAGAATTCAAGGCTAAAACTCGCCATGGTCGCGCCTGTGGTAAAGGTGGAACTGTTTACTTAGGGAAAAACTCCCGGCGGTGGAGCCTGAAATTTTATTCAAAATATGATGAGCATATTTCTGGTAAAAAAGGACACCAGATAGCAGAAGAGTTTGTTAAAGCTGGCTTACTTGACTGGTCTAAAGATAAATTACGAATTGAATTGACGCTAAGAACAACAGAATTAATTGACTTAAACCTTACGCTTGGCAGTAACTGGAATATCGATACTCCAAACAAATTATTCTCTGAATATGTAGGGAGAATAGAAATGAATCAAAATGCCATTTTGACCGATGAAAAAATAGTTAAACTGCCGAGAAAAATACAATCAACATATTTACTGTGGAAGCAGGGCGCAAACATGAAAGAAATGCTTCCAAAGCCAACATTTTACAGGCACCGAAAAGAATTATTGTCTTTCGGGATAGATATTAATTTTTATTGTGAATCCCCTGATTCAAATAATGTTGTTCCATTAGTAAGAACACTTGAAGCTAAACCAGCCCAAATCCCTACATGGGTTTATGAGAAAGGTTTTATTTTTGATTACAACCGTATTTCACATGCCAGTAACTGGCATTAAAGGAGCGTGATATGTCTAATTATGGTCTTTTTGTAAAAGGTAAAATGCTTGGTGCTCGTCAGCGTAATAAAGTCAATGGTCAGGGCTATTACAATGAAATTGGTATCGGTTTAGAGATCCCTGATGGTTTTGGCGGTACTAAGCAAGACCAAATAATTATTCGTGTATCACAGTCCCTTGTGAACGCCGGAGTCATGAATCAAGCCAATAGTTTTACGGGGAAATTAGTTCAAATCCCTGTATATGTTCGTGTCTGGTCAATGGAGGGTAGAGAAGGTGTGACTTATAATATTTCATCAGATGGTGGGATCACTGAAATAAAAGGTTAATTATGGATGATGTTATTCAAATATTAATAGCATCCGGCATTGTTATTTCTTTTGGTCTTGGTGCTATTACCGCAGGTGTCATTCGTTAATGTATATTGTGTATTTCTTCGGGGCTTATACCTTAGGATTTGCCCTTTTCTATGCGGTCGGTTCGTTTAAAACATTATCTGACCGATTAATGTAATAAAACCTAACTTAAATGGAGTTATTTATATGAAAGTCATTTCTGTTATTAAATCTAAAATTGCTGTGGCTTCAACCGCACTTTTTGTTTCTGCAAGTTGTTTTGCTGCTGATGGCGCAACGGGTAGCACTGACTATGCAGGTCAGGCAATGGATTCACTGCTGACTCAGGCAAACGATCTTATTGCAAAAGTATGGCCTGTTGTTGTCGCTGTCGTTGGTGCGGGTCTTGCCATTCGTTTGTTTAAAAAGTTCTCTTCGAAAGCAGTTTAAAATTCACTCAGGGGCACTCGTTGCCCCTTTATTAAAGCGGGTTATTATGAAAAGGAAAATATTAATTATTTCCGCTATTCTTATTTCTTCTTTTTCACATGCTGATTCATGGGAAAGCATTACTAAATCTACTTTTCAAAGCTCTGCCTATTCTGAAAGTAAGCAAATAACCAACCAAGATGGCACTAAACAAACTGTTTATTATATTGATGCAGCTATGCAGGCTTCTGCCTGTCAGGGGGCTAAAGACAGTGCTCAGGGTGTTTTTACTCAGGTTAAACCAACTTATGAGGGAGTATGGCCTAACTCTGAATTCCGTCTTGTGTTTTCTGACGCTTGTACCTACAGCGACTCTCCGGGCCAGAAAGATAAATACTGGAATTTAACCGCTTATATTATCGGTGATATTCAGCGTTCTATTCCTGATGAAAAACCCTCCGAGCCTACACCTGAAGAAATTTGTGAAGCTAAACCTCCTGAAGAAGGTGTATTTAATAATGTCTATTCTTATGATGGTGATCGTTATATTTATTATAACGGTTGTGAATATGAGGCCACTGGCGTCATTGTTTGCCAGGGTGATGGCACTGTTTGTGCGGCGACATGGAAGCCTACCGGAACCGTAGCCGATCCTTCAGATAAGCCTTCTTCTCCTGCTGGCGATGGTGGGGATACTGGAGGCGGGGATACGGGGGGTGGTGATACTGGAGGAGGTGATACAGGCGGTGGTAACTCAGGTGGCGGTAACTCAGGTGGTAATGGCTCAAGTATTACCAAAGGAGATATTCAGTCAGCTATTGAAGGTGCTTCACCTAAAATGGCCAGTGAGATTCATGATAAGTTAACAGAAAAAGACACCTCATCTGATGATAAAAAATCGGCTGATGAACAGACTAAAAATAATATAAATCGTCTTGGTGACGCTATAAATAACCTTACTCGCGGAGCCGGACGTTTTGCTGATCCTTCTGGCGGTGATTCTCGTTATGGGAAAGGGGATTCCGAATTAGACAGTGCTTCAACATTGGCTGAATCCGAATTAGGAATAGCTAAAGATTCTCATGGTGCTTTATGGGAAGCATTCCTGAATAAAGGTGCTATGCTCCCTAGTTTACCTAATGGTAATGGTTGTTCTGAACTTGTTATTTTCCCCGGTGAAATTTATCAGATTGATATTGAATGCGATAAATTACTTACTATCAAAGATGCGCTTTCATGGATTTTTTATTGCCTTACCTTCTGGTATGTATTTACGTCTTTAACCTCATTACTTCGTAAAGGAGGTGAGTAATGCCTTTATTATTAGGTATTCCTGCACTATTGCGTTTTCTTATTGGGCTTGTTCCTTTATTTATTGGCTATGTGGCAAGCTTCCTCGCACGCCTTGCGACTAAAACAGGATTGATAGCTGTAGCATTAGTTGCATTAATTACAACAACTGTCACTCTCTTAATGCAATATCTTGCTGAGGTTATGTACAATGGCCTTCCTGCTGATTTTTCACATTTAATTGCATCTGTCTTACCAGACCATTTTCAGGCCTGTGTTAATGTCATTATGATTACTCGAATTAGCGTTTTTGTTTTCGATTTAAAACAAAAATTCCTTGATTATGCAAACAAGGTGATTTGAATGACGGTTCATGTCGTAACAGGGAAATTAGGTTCAGGTAAGACACTGGTTAGTGTTGCCAGAATACAGGAAAGACTAGCTAAAGGCTGTCCTGTAGCCACTAATCTAGATATTAAACTACATAATATGCCCATGGTTGGTCGTTATGCGAAAAAAACACGCGTGATTCGTGTCCCTGACAAACCTTCATTAAATGATCTGCTGGCTATTGGTGTAGGCAATACTTCCTATGATGAATCACGTAATGGTCTACTGGTTCTTGATGAATGTGGGACTTGGTTTAATTCCCGTTCGTGGGGGGATAAAGACAGACAGCCAGTTATTGACTGGTTTTTGCATGCCCGTAAATTAGGCTGGGATATTATTTTTCTGATTCAGGATATTTCGATTATGGACAAGCAAGCACGGCTGGCGCTTGCGGAGCATGTTGTTTATTGTCGTCGTTCAGATAAGTTAAACATCCCATTTATTGGTTCTTTCATGAATATAATTTCAGGTGCTCGTTTTTCTTTACCAAAGGTTCACTTTGGTATTGTTAAATATGGTGACAACGTTAATTCAATAACTGTTGATAAATGGATGTATACCGGAAAGTCATTATATTCCGCCTACAATACAAAACAGGCTTTTACTGATAATTATCCGCATGGTGCTTATTCGCTTTTGCCGCCATTTATTACACATGGTCAGTTTTCCGTTAACAAAGGGTTTAATTATTATATGCGCCTCACGAAAATTTACTTTCGAAAATCAAACCGATTAATATTAATGCTTTCATTTCTGGCATTGGGGCTTGGACTTGGCTTCTGGCTACAATCTGGTAAGAATGCTGATGAGATTTCGGCTATTAAATCTGCTCATGCTGAACAGGTGAGGGCAGTAACTCCTGACAGTACCAGCGATTTACCGAGACTATCAATTAATTCCTTCTCTCAACTTGGTTTTGATGTTTCCGTTACGTTTGTTGATGCTAAGGGTATGAAGTACCAGTATTTTGATTTAATTAAAGATGGTTATTCTGTTGATATTAAAGATGCCTGCCGAATTGTTATCAGAAAAGGCCGTTATTTACAAAACATCACCTGCCAGGAGTAATATTATTATGCGTTTATTTTTCATTGCTATCTTATTCACTTATTCTTTTTGCGTTTCTGCTGAAACTGTTAACCTGAATAATTCATCCGTTCGCTCATTTGTCCAGTGGTATTCATCAAAAACTGGCAAGCCCGTTATTGTTAATCCTGATGTTAAAGGAACCGTAACGGTATTTAATGCTGATGTTAATCCCACAAATATTGATAGTTTCTTCAAATCTGTACTGAATGCT